GTTGGAGAGACGCCAACATTGGATAGTAGAGCAAAGTTGGAATTGGATGTGTATGAATTGATGATAAATACAGATACGGTAGATTCGGCAGGATTATATGAAAGTATTGGAAGCATATTTGGAGTGAATCAAACAGATTCAAAGGGTATAGGAGGAGGAACAGAAATAGCCCACAATTCTAGAGGTGCGACGCCGTTTGAGATGACATATGTATTGGGACGTTTTAGAGTGAAGATATTGAAGAAGACAAAGTTCTTTTTACCTAATCAAGATACGATGACGTATCAGATAAGAGATCCAAGACGAAGAGTTTGTACAAAAAAAGAGATGTCAGGAGAAGGAGGTTTTAACAAAGTGGGATGGACAAAGATATTATACATTGTGTATAAGTTAGTACCAGGTTTAACAGTGGGAAGTACGGATACTCAGTTTACAGAGAGAATCCAAGTCGGTGCAACAAGAAAGTACAGTTATAAGTTAGAAGGTGTAAGAGATGATAGAACGAGAATGGTAGCTAATACCTAGCCCTATGATGTTTAGGGTTGAACCCTACCCCTAGAGGTTTAGGGTTTTAATAAGGATTTATAAAGTATATTCTTCTTTACTTTCCTCATCACAACTACAAGTTGGTGTCCATAAAGTGTCAAAGTGTGTAGACTTGAAACGTCTTTGAAGAGGTTTATAGTCTTGTTCATCAGGGAAACATTCTTGGATAGTGTAGTTACTGGTAACGATAAGTTTTTTAGGTCTTATATTTTTGAGGGTGCCTCCTTTGATTTCAGCGTTGAACGGATACCGATCGCTCCAGATCTTGAGAAAATAACCGAGCCATCCTCCACATGTTGGATGTACTTCTTCAATGCCAACAGTCTCTTCATCCTCGTAGCCATCCCACCACTTGTTAAGTGGTTTTTTATAATGTTGAGGATATTGGTCATGTAGTCGTCGACTTTTGCCGGTTCCAGTAGGTCCGTACCACCATTCGTTTTCCAACTCTCCATCCATAACGCCAAGTCTTCGTCGTTTAAGCCCACGTAAGGTCGAAAGATAGCGAAGGTAGATGGCTGGCTCTTCTTGTTTGATGGATAAAAGGTCACCGTCTTCGGCTCGTTCAATGACCCATTTCCATTTGTCTTTGGCGTTTCGTTTACTGAGGGGGCGTTCTCCCCATTCATGAAAGTCACCATCCTTTTCGCAGTACGCGATCGCTTGTTCGATGGACCCTCTTCTTGGTTCGAGGTGAGCTCTTGTGAGGATCTTTTTGATGGCGGTGATATGTCTTGCGTTTGAGAACATAACGAATCCTTGGTAGTGTCTTGTCCCAGACTCTCCAGTTTCGATTCCATAGCATAGATACGTTGCTTGCTTGATCGCTTGTTCGATATCAATATCGTCGAATTCTCCGGGATTGTTGATAGTGAAGACGAAGTCTCTGCACTTGGACATTGCATAGCAAAAAGAGAAGTGACAACTAAAGCGCTAGGCCTAGTATTACCCTAGCGCTGTGCCACCAACCAATTGAGTGGCCAGTATTGATTTGACTCAGAGTTACGGTAGTATGTTGAACTTCAACTGATAATAATCAGTTTGGAATTTTCAAGATAGGTGATAGTAGATATTTTGATACCCTGATCCCTATGAATAAAACGTCCATAAGATCGTTTTATCAGAGAAGACCTAGTAGTTTTGGTTCGACATTGAATAATGTACGAGCGGGTATTAGGTTAGCAAGTCGTATGCGACAGGCATATTCAAGGAGTAGGACGTTTACTCAGCGTAGACAAAGAATGTCTAGTGGTCAAGGAGTGACAACACAGTCAGATAGGAAGTTGGTATATCGTAAGAAGCGTATGCCAATACGTCGTAGAAAACGATGGAAACGTTTTGTGAATAAGATAAAGTTTATCAATGAGAAAGATATGGGTACACGTAGTGTGGTTTTTAATAAGACCATAGCTGACAGTAATGCAATTAGTACGAATCAAGGAACATTTGGTTTGTATCTATATCCGTTGAGATCATCAGCTGAATCCCATGCAAATGATTTGAATAATATACAGTCTTATGAGAATGGTGGAGACCCTACTGCAGCAACAGGAGATACTGTGGAGAATACTACAAAGTTCTTTTTTCAGAGTGCTGTGTTAGATGTGACTATAAAGAATGATAGTTTTCAAATAGTTGGAGAGACGCCAACATTGGATAGTAGAGCAAAGTTGGAATTGGATGTGTATGAATTGATGATAAATACAGATACGGTAGATTCGGCAGGATTATATGAAAGTATTGGAAGCATATTTG